CTCTTTCGTCCGCATTTATTTTTCTTGCTATGTATCATACCAATCAAACATGGGTGGCGGTCTTCTTCAGCTTGTCAGCTATGGTGCGCAGGACATCTACATCTCGGGCAACCCCCAGATCACCTTCTGGAAGGTGCTCTTCAAGCGCCACACGAACTTCGCCATGGAGTCCATTGAGGTCACCTTCAACGGCCAGGCGGACTTCAACAAGCGCGTGACGGCCATCATCAACCGTAACGCCGATCTGATGTACCGCACGTACGTCCAGGTGGTTCTGCCGACGGTCGATCTCTCGGGCACGAACAACGGCACGATCAACCGCTTCCGCTGGCTGAACTACATCGGCCACCGCCTGATCAAGACGGTTGAGCTCGAGATTGGCGGCCAGCGCATCGACCGCCAGTACGGCGACTGGATGCAGATCTGGACCCAGCTGTCCCAGGATGCGGGCACGGTCAAGGGCCTCGACGACATGGTGGGCAACACGCACGACCTGGTGCTGATGAAGGACCGCAAGGGCTATGCGCTGGACCAGTCGTGCTCGGGCGCCGAGCTGACCAACACGTGCGCGCCCCGCTCGGGCACGCCGGCCAAGACGCTGTACATCCCGCTGCAGTTCTGGTTCTGCCGCAACCCGGGTCTGGCTATCCCGCTCATCGCCCTCCAGTACCACGAGGTCCGCATCAACGTGGAGTTCGAGCAGTGGATCAACTGCTGCTACTACGAGGGCACCTCGGCTGCCACGGCCATCCAGTCGCTGACGGCCGCCTCGCTGTACATCGACTACATCTACCTGGACACGGAGGAGCGTCGCCGCTTCGCCCAGCAGTCGCACGAGTACCTCATCGAGCAGCTGCAGTTCACGGGTGCCGAGTCGATCACGTCGAGCTCGAACAAGATCCAGCTGAACTTCAACCACCCGGTCAAGGAGCTCGTGTGGGTCGTCCAGCGCGACTCGTTCATCGACTGCTCCAGCCCGGGCAGCCAGTCGTCCTTCATCCAGGAGGTCAACGGCTGCCAGCCGTTCAACTACTCAGATGACTTCTCCACGGAGGGTGTCATCATGGACGTGCTCGCCCGCGGCTCGCTGGGCGGCGGTGCCTCGACCCTCAACGTGCCGACGACGGCGGATGGTCCCTCGGGCCCCTACCTCCCGGGTGTGGGCATCGCGGTTGGCCCCTCGCTGCAGGGCGCCTCGTGGCTCGACACGAACTTCGGCTCGGCGGGCAACGACCAGGCGTACCTCTTCGAGGACACGACGAACTACCTGCTCGCCAAGGTGGTTCTCGACTCGGGCATCCGCTGCACGGGCAAGAACCCGGTGGAGGTTGCCAAGCTGCAGCTCAACGGCCAGGACCGCTTCACGGAGCGCGAGGGCCGCTACTTCAGCGTGGTGCAGCCGTTCCAGCACCACACTCGCACGCCGGCCCCGGGCATCAACGTGTACTCCTTCGCGCTCAAGCCGGAGGAGCACCAGCCCAGCGGCACGTGCAACTTCTCGCGTATCGACAAGGCCACGCTGCAGCTCACGGTGTCCGTCAACACGGTCCGCTCGGGCCGCACGGCGCAGGTGCGCGTGTATGCTGTCAACTACAACGTGCTGCGCGTGATGAGCGGCATGGGTGGCCTGGCGTACAGCAACTAAACACCAACCCAAAACACAACACCACCGCAAAAAAACAAAATCAAAACCAAATGAGGGTGAAACTTCACTCTGATTGGTTAAGCAGCGTCTGAACGGCATCTGCCTCACGTTGCAGGTAGTTTGGAATGCAGTTGTACATGAAATGAATTGCAGTGCCACGGCGTACAATAACAATCGATCGGCTGTACAAGTCCCGCCACTTGTTCAGAGGCACCTCATCAAATGCATCGACAAAGAGTTCCTTGGCATTCACAATTTGCTTGTATATGTCTCTGCGGATACAGTAGATGCTATTGCAAAAATAGGGAGATGTTGTATCTTCGTGCAGGATATAGGAGTCCGGATTCAATATGACGTTTCTGTATTTGTGTACAAGTTTGTTCAACTCGGTCAATGCTTTCTCATTCACTCTGACCGGATGGATCCCCTTGTAGTAATGCGTGAGAGCACGGACTCCCTCGTAAAATTCGGCCGAACTCCATTCTTCAGAATCGATCGTGTACTTGTTAAGGGATCTGTAATCACCTCCCCACATGGATTGGAACGAGTGTGCCTTGAACAGGCCATACATATACGTCTTTTCCTCGTCTGTCAAATAATCCTCGATGAAGATGTCACATGTAGGAATACCCGATGTCAGTGTTGGTGTAATTGCGAGTTTTGCCGGATCATCCAGGAGTGACCGCTGCTCAAATATATAATCGTAAACGGATGTGCACATAATGATGTCATTGTCGTGCTTGACAATGTAGGGAATTTGGTTTGTTTCTGCAAAGTCTATCGTAAACCGTATCTTGTTCATGTAGTTATTGTCTGGGTCAAACGTCTTGACCATGTACGAAAACCGGCTATCTGCCAAACAGTCATTGTAAAATTCAGCATCGTTGCAGTGTGTCAGAACGAGAAGGTGGATTTTGTCAATATGTGCCGAGTCATTCAGCATTTTGACCGTGTTTTTAAACGTATAATGGCGGTCATTCGCAGTCATGTACATGATGCATATTTCAGACCGGGGCTCATACAATTTCTTTATAAAGGATTCCTCAAACTCAATGATGGACTCTGTCGGTTTCTCAATATTACTTCCGCCATCTTGGTTATTCAGAAACCACCGCCAATTGTAGGTAATGTGAATCGCATACCCTCCATGTACAATCTGGTGCTTCATGCCGGTATTCCACGCATACCGATTCAATGGCACTTCATCGCATCCGTCAATCACAAGGTTCTCCATGTTGAGCAGTCTGTCGTATTTGGCCGTGGAGATCATGAAACACATGTCGCACAAGTACGTGTTTTCTTCCGCAACAATGGAACATTTCTTCTCTCGGAAGAGCTTGTACCGGTACTTGACAATAAGTTCGTTTATCAGCGAGTTTCCGAATCCATGACGAATCGGATGGTTTCCTCGGTAAAACTTTGAGTGTTTGGTATGATCCCTGCCATTCTTGTCGGTCTGTATCATTGATTCGCTCAATTGCCGAAGAGACTTGAAATATGCAGCCGGGTCCCACTTGTCTGCGCCGATAGTGTGCCGATTCAACGGTCTATAGTCAAAAATGTTCTCTTGGTCGTGAAACACACACTGCTTGAAATCATTCCGAACCAGATCGACCTCTTCTGGAGTAAAAAGCGACTCGATAAAATATTCAACGGACGGTATTCCGGTAGACAAGGAAGGAGACAACGTCAGCTCCTTCTCAAGAGTACGCCTGTTTGCAAACATGTACTCCAACGTGTAGGAAGGTATAATGATATCATTATCACACTTCAGCATGTACGCAAACCCATACTGTTTTGCAAACTGTATTCCATATCGTATTTTCGGTAGATAATCACTGCGAGGACACGGAACACTTGCCACCGTGAAGGAAATACCTAACCCAGTCATTTGCGAAGTGTACTCATCATCTGTCGTAGTGTTTACGATAAGAAGATGTACGCTTGACTTGCAGGTTGCATGTTTCAATTCATCAAGAAACCTATTGAACACAAACAGCCTATCATTGTTTGTAATATAAAGAATCAACAGCTTGTCATATATGACTTGTTTCTGCGGTTGGGCAAGCTTGAATCGCCCACTTGTACGGTTGAACTGCATTTGATTGTATGTTGAGTTTACTTTTGTAATTATTACGGATGGTGAGTACACAAATGGATGTTTTTGTGATTCACATGTCTCGCCGAACGGACCGCATGCTTCATCTGAAGAAACTGCAGTCGAAATATCCCTCGATCCGCTTCAACATTGTGAATGCAATCACTCACCCGAATCCCGGCCAGGGATGCAACCTGTCCCACCAGAAAATCGTCCAGATGGCAAAAGATAGGAACTTGCCGTACGTGATTGTCTTGGAAGACGATTGCGACTTTCTGATTCCCGACAAGCAACTGAAGGAAGCATTCGAATCCTGTATCAAGTATCTCAACGACCATCCGGACGTTCAGATCATTAATGGGTGTGGAAACTTGCCAGAGAAGAAGGTGGATGCCATGTACTTTACCGAGACAGTCCGCCTCTTTCACGCAGCTGAAATCTTGACAACTCACTGCATGATCTATGGGGCACGATCCTATGATGGCATTCTTGCCTTGACGGAAGAGTCTGGTATCATTGATGCTGCACTGAATCGTCCCCACCGGATGCTGTTTACCTACCCGTATCTTGCAACACAGATTCCATCCTACTCGGACTTGCAGAAAACGAATGTGAGCTACGAAAACATCAAGGCATCTATGAACTTTATTGCTTCGATCGTCTGAAGGGATTGTACACCTTGCTGACACCATTGCCTGTTTCCATGATATACTCAACAAGTTTGTCAATCTCCTTCTTGTTTTCCGGATCCGAGTACGGCCGTATACTGTGACAATCTACATAGAGATCACGGTGAAGATCCGACACTTGATACTGCCAATCGTGGCGATCGATTCGATTGTCATGGGCAGCACTCCGACTGAAAAACTTGAAGATGGAATAATCCTTATACTTTCTAATTTTATTTGTCGAGAACTCTTCGTCGATCCCCCATCGCATGAACTCCTTACCGGGTATTGTATGACCGGTTTCAGCAAACGGAAAATCATTCACTTGATGTGCAGATTCCTCAAACGTATCCGGTAGTTCCAAGATTTCCTTGAACAATGACCCCCTTGCGATATGATAGCACACGGGCAAGCGGTCATAATATTTGCTTCCCGCATTCAAATGGACATATGCCGTATCCGGAATGTTCTCAATTCGCTTGATGAAGTAGCGCTTGGAAATGGGCAGCATATCAATGTCGGATGTCATGCACATCTTCTCGGGATACTGGGTAGGAATCCAGAAACGCACCCAGCAGCACTGAATATACAGCGGAACACCTTCAACCGGCTTCATCTTGACGACGATGCCATACGTCTCGTCAATCGGAATGTCGTGGTTTTCGTCAATGTATACCAACAGCGGAGTAACTCCAAATTTTACTTTCCATATTTTCGACACGATGGGCCAGAAATCCAGATAATAAGGATTGGAGTCCGAAGAGTGAATAACTATGTCGATCTTCATTGTGTATCACCGGGAAGAACTATGCCAACCATTTTGCCGCGTCAAACTGCGTGGTTCCTTCCACTACGAAATAGGAGTCCTTCCAGTCGTTGACAATACACACGGGCATTTTCTGGTAGAGTGCATCCAGGGAGCTGTGCAGCACCACGGGCGTAGCCCCACACCAAAGTGCCTCGTACAAACGGTGCGTGTCGATACCCGTTCCTTCCGGGCACACAACAAATTTGCTGTTACAGAGATCGCGGTAATACTCATCGCGGTCATTGGGTTCCTTGCGCACAACCCGGGGATCATCTGCCAACGCATCCAAGCATGCCTGACGCGCCCCACGGTTTGTTCCCGTAGAAAAATTGGAATAGATCTCGATGGTGCGTTCACGCGGCGTCCTGTCCACCAACGGAAGAACCCGCAAGGACGAATCGGAAAATCCAATGGGAATCGTCTTGAGCATCGGGTGAGCAACGGATGTATTGATGGAATAGATCTGGATTGCTACAGGTGCCACCAACGACAACCGGGCAAAATCCAGCGTCTTGTCGGAATTGTGCAGCACGATCCGGAACTTCTTGCGCATAAGCTTGGGAATGGACTGGACAAATCGCTCCAGGTAATCCGCATTCATAAACACCCAATCTCCCGTTCGTGCAGCAAAGTACTTGAAAGGTTTTTCGGAATACCGGTCATCCACAATCCATTGGCAACAATCTGCAAACGCTTTCCCCGATATCATTATAATGGTGAACGCTTTTTCATTCTGCCTTTACGGTCCGCAAAATCCCCGGTATTATCCGGCACCCATGACGGAAAACATTCAGCTGATCCTCAAACATTTTCCGGGATGGGTCATCTTTGTCTACGTGGGCGCAGATGTGGATCCGCGGTACGTGGACATCTTGAAGACAGCCCCCCGTGTCATCTTGCGGTACACTGGAAAAATCGGCGCAGCCAATATGATTGACCGCTTTCTTGCTATTGACGAACCGAATGTCGACCTCATGATGGTGCGTGATGCCGACAGCCGCGTGCACTGGAAGGACCGGTGGGCCATCAAGAGCTTTTTGAAGAGCCCGTTTCTTGCGCATACAATCCGCGACAATCCTGCACACACAACAGCCATCATGGGAGGACTCTGGGGAATACGCAAGGAAGCAGGGTTGGTGATTAAAGACGAATACACAGAGTTTGAAAAGAACCCGATTAATTTAGGATCCGGGCATGACCAGTCCTTTTTGGCAGTGCAGCTCTATCCCAAAATCAAGAACATATTGCTCGTTCATTACAGCAACGACTTGGCAGGTGGCGACCCGCATGCGACCGAGTTCCCGTTCCCGTATACAAATGACATTTATTGTGGTCGCGTTGAATCAACTCCGTTCCAGGATTCGGAAGAACCCAGATCAACACTTGGATTCCTGCCGCCTTCTTTCCTAAAAATATCATCCTAGTATAAATGTCTCATCACACAGTTCGTGCAGTTGGGTCTCGTCGCAAGGTTTGGAATGGTACTGCGAACCACACTCCCGGTGGTCTCACCAAGGCGGACCTCAAGATGAACAAGTGGGGCCGCATCGTGTCCCGCAAGAAGTCTGCGAGGGCGCACAGTGGCCGCGCATTCACCCGTCGCCACAAGTAAATCTAGGTAAACAACAATGCACATTGTCTCTCTCTTGTCCGCTGCCACATGGGTGGACTTGATCTTTCTTCTCGTTTCCAAATTCGCAGTCAAGATGACTACGTCCTTGGATACGTGGTACTTGCAGTTTGGTGTCGTTGGAGCAACAACGGATATCCTGGTTCTCGTCCTCGGTGTTTTGCTGGCACGCATGCTGTTTAACGTGTCAGGCGCCTGGCTGGTTGCTGCCGCAGTCTTGGTCCAGCTGTTTCACGACATTCTGTTTGGATACATTCTTGCTGCCCTGCCGTCCGGCCAGAACTCGATTGTGGATTTGTTCAAGCAATACTCGGAGGAGGGCAGATGGAAGATCCTGGTTGCCGATGCGGCCATGATTGCCTCCACCGTGGTTCTCGCGTACGCACTGGACTCGTTTGCCCCTCGCTACGTCTTGTTCTCGTGGCTCCTCGCAGTGTATGCCGTGATTTACTCCGTGTATACAATTCCCTCCATGCATAGAATATAATGGGTGGTGGACTCTTTGGAACACAGCTGACGCTCAATCCGAAGTGCTTGGTCTTTTCCGCGTTTGTCCTGTTTGTGTATTGGATGCCGCACTTCAAGCCGTTTGAGCACCGCGTCCTCATGGCATTCTTGCTGGCCTGTACCGCATACGTTTTGCTCGCCTGGTACGACGTGCTCTTTGACTGCAATGACCGTCTCCGCCCCACCTTTTTAGGCTGGATGTGGAAATGGGCAAAACCTGCAGAATATGGCAAGGCATACGATGAGCTGCCTCTGAAGGAGAAGAAGTTGGTGCGCACAGTGGACATCATTGTGTTGGTCGGATTGCTCGCATTGCTGGTTATTCCGTATATCCGGCGTTGATAAACTCGCGCACCCGCGGGTCTGATACCTTACACACCGCATGACCGATGCCCTTCAAGACGCGCGCAATTGACCGGTACTTGACCACCATCTCCTTCGTGACGCCATACCCGCCCTCCCAATCAATAATGGTCTCCATTTGCTCGACGGTAATGCCCTTTTCAACGGCATAGTTGTACGCATAGGTCGAAAACCACATTTCCTCCAGGCAGTACCAGATATTATCCGAAATGAACCACTGGTCCTCCGCAATCTGTTCCGCAACTTCATAGGGAAAGATCTGGCCCGAGAACTGCGATCCACGCGTCCACCGGAAATTACGATTGCGCATCATAATGTGAACCTCGTGGTCCGAGTCGAATCCACGCGCATACTGCCAGCCAGGAGACCCTTGCACTTCCAGGTACTTGGCGCCATATCCCAGATGGTCCATCGAAATAGGCGACGTGTGCAACAGACGGCAATTGTTCAGCAGCTGCTCGGGAGCCGACAGAGCAACCTTGGGGTAGGACGGAGGCACAAAGTCGCGATAAAACATACTTCCCAAGCTGAAGGTCATCAAATTCAGAAACTCGAAATGCTTGACGGCAAACTCGATGCACTTGGCAACTGCCATACCAATGCTCTTGGTTCCGTGTTGCGTCTTGATGTCCTTGCGAACAAGCCACACGAACGGCGGCAACGTGTTTTCATCCAGGAACTCGTCGTTGTTGTAGTGAAGAATAAGTGCAACCTTTCCCTTCACGTACTTTTCAACATTCTGCACCAAGGAGGAGACCGACTCGACTCCCTGGTGAACAGGAGCAACAATCACGAGATCAACCGATGCCTTTTTCTCGGTTGTCTGGCGGAAGATCCTACGCATTGTGTGAGAAACTATCCATTCCTCTAAATAATGAAGGACATCCTCGACAACCTCATCAAGTCTGTCAATTGGAAGGTGGGGCGCTTCAACACGTTGCCCATTGTGTTTGGCGTTGTCATGGCGCTGTTGGACATCTTCATGATGGGAATGGCAAAGGAGGTTAGCTTGAAGACTGTACCCTATGCTCTAGGGTTAGGCGGAGCAACCCTAATCTATGCGTTCCAACCCTACCTGTTTGTCAAGGCACTGACATTCGAAAACATG